TTCTAATGCGTCAACCAATGGAGTAAGAACATCCATTCTATCCATATTGTTCATATTACAATCGTGATTTCCGGTAATAAGAATTGTAGGACAAGTTTTAGCACACTCTTTGAATAACCAACTTATTTCGTTGACTAATTCTGGTGACATTTCTAATTTAGCGTGGGCAATATCACCTGCTAAATATATAATTGCATCATCGGTTCCTCTTTTACGAATTTCTTCAAACATTTTTTCAAATACCTGTCTATACTCTTTGTGTCTTTTTACATTACGGATGTGTACATCGGCAATGTGGTAAATTGTTTTTAATTTACTACTCATAGTGAGTTTATTTTGTTTAATAATAATTCTTCGGGAGAAAACTCTTTGGTTTTCTTTAATTCCTCATAGAATTTTTCATACCCCATATCGGCGGCATCTTTGTCTTTAAGATACATCATTTTTACATGAATACCTTGTTTTCTAAAATATTCGGCAGCTTTAAGTGCCTCATTTATTGCATCGTTGTCTAATGAAATAATAATATCGGTAATACCACTCATAAAGATTTTCTCAACCAATATTCTTGATGGAAACTTACCTAAAAGTGGAATTGCATTTCTTTTAATTGTGATTGCATCAAATACACCTTCACACAGTATAATGGGTTCGTTCCAATTTACTTGAGAGTCAAAACATATTACATTTTTACTGATTGGAGGATTTTTGTATTTCATTTTGTTCTCCGGATAATACGAACGAGAAACAAAGTAATTTAATGTGCCATCGGAATTGTATGATGGTATAATTACTCTCTGTCCATATAACCCTTCTTTACAATATCCTATGTTATATTTGATTATATCTTTAATACCTATTCCTCTTTGGGTTAGGTAATGTATTGCGTGTTTATATTCTGGATTAAACCCCTTTGGAACCTCACTAAGACTTATAAATTCTTTTGGCAGGGAAATGAACACCTTTGTATCGGCGTCCTCTAAAAGTGGGTTATAATTGTTATCTCCGTATATCTCTCTAATAACCGAAATAACCTTTCTATCAACATCTAACTTTTTTAATAATGAGGTCAATTTCTTACCACCACTATTGCAAGTCCAACAATGCCATTTTTGGGTTTCCGTATTAACTTGGAGTTTTTGTTTGTGGTGATTGCAAAAAGGACAATAAAATGCTAACTCATTCCCTTTGAGATTGAGATAACTACCCAAAACACCAGTAAGGGTAGATACGACTATATTCTTATCATTTTGCTTCAACACCCTTTAAATATACGACAAATATTTGATATTACCAAATATTTTATGGTCTATTTTCCTCTAAAAACCACTCATTTGGGATGATTTTGTCTGCATACTTATATCCGTTCTTTTCACACCAATCCCCATAGGTCGTTTTGGACTTTTTGGTGATTTTGTTCTTTGAATTGGAAAATACGAACCTAATGTCCATATTTGGGTTTTGTTCTTTAACCAATAAGTGTTTCTTACGGTCAGCTGCCACAAACCTACCTTTTGTCTCTATTCTAATACCATTGGGTAGTTTGAAATCGGGATGATAGTGATGAGTGGATGCAGGAATTATGTAGGGAACTTTTTCAGTTTCATACTCTACTTTAATTCCATAAGATTCTATTTGTTGAGAGATGGTTTCTTCTAAACCAGACTTAAATCCATATTTTTGTGCAACCCATTTAGGATTGTTCTTTTTTGTAACTTTTTTAGCCATTAAATTGTTTTATTTTCTTTCCTGCCCACCATATGGGTTTTTCTTATTCCAACCATATACACCAAGCGCAGCTAAACCATATCTAATGAAACCTGTTTTTTCTTCTAAAGTAACAATTCCAGATTCATCATCTGCAGCTTGTTTATCTTTTTGACCTTTAGTATAAGGAGTAGCATCTTTTGATTTATAAGAATCTGTTATTTTTGGTTGTGGTACATCCAATGGAGCTAAATTTTTTAACTCGTCGTATTTTTCTAAAATTTTTGACATTGTAATTGTTTTTTGTATATAAATATAAGATTAAGTATCAAATCGTATAATAAAGTTTACAGGTATATCAGGTTCTGATTTTATTGGTTGAGGTAATTTTGCAACTGCAACTAAATCACAATTATCATCGTATAGTCCAATTGTGGTTATAAATGGTGTTAAGAATGAACCCGTACTATCTACCGAACCACTAAAATCATAATGTTCAAAACCTGCTTTTATACTTGAACTTACTTGTGAGACAAATCTATAATCTAAAGTATCACCGGTTTCTAATATTGATTTTTTACGAATATATTTAACTCCTGGGTTTGTTGTTACCTTATAAATTTTGTTATCACTACCTGTTATAAATTCCGTTTCTCTTCCAACTTCAACTATTGATGTGGGATTTTGTGATACATTGAACTCATCTTCGTTTACTATTAAAAGATATTCATGTTCATATATCGTTTCAGTTGATTTATAATACAAATTAAAACTTGAGGTATTAAAATTTTGTACTTCCGTTAATACAATTAATCCTTGTGCATAAAATATATTACCCAATTGATTTAAAAGATTATCTAAAAACGGAATTTCATCTACTTCTAATATATCATTTTCAAAATCTATTTTTATTAATTGTAATGTATATGATATAGAATTATATTCAACTACTAATACGTTTGTTCCTAAATTTAATTGAACTATTTTGAAAGAAATTAATACATTAGTTAAATCTTGTAGTGTTATTTGTTCATTATCAAAATTTACAATTTCTAATTCAACTGCAATATTATTTCCTGATAAATTACCAAATCCATCATCCAAATAGATATTTGTATTATCAACCAATCTAACCGAACCTCTTTTAATACCTTCACCAACACATTTTTCCGGAATTGATATAACGACTGCACTACCACTTAAATATCTTTCTTTTAGTTTAGTAAATATTGTAAATCCGTTTGTTTTTATACCATATCTTTGAATAGGATTATCTTCTTTACCATTATAAAATGTAGATTTTATTTGACCGAATAAAGAGTGTTTATTATAAGTAGAACCACTTAAATGACCTTGATTTATATTTATCAATTGTGTATTTGAATAGTTACCTTCCTCCGCAACTAAAACTGAAACATCTGCGGAAAGTTCATCCCATTCTTTATATGCCTTAAACGGCCTTACACTAATATCCGACTTTGGTATTCTTTTTAACATATCGTATATAAATATTCTTTTAATGAAAAACCCCCAAAACGGGGGTTTAACATTATTTAATATATTCTCCGATTAGAAGTCTAATTTAACTTTGATTGCAATCTCTTTATCAAATGATTTTTCAATTGGTTTAGAAACTTTAGCTACTGCTAATAATTCATTTGCATCATCATAAAGACCAACACTTGTAATGTATACCTTTGGGTCTCTTTCAAATAAAGGTTGAACAAATTCACCCACTAATCCAGTTACGAATGTTGGGTTGTTTGAGAAGTTGAATTCTCTATTGTTTGCTCTTACAAAATAATGAGATGTAGAAACATTCTCAGTTCTTCTCATTTGGAAATCTGCTCCTGCTACCATTGAATTTAATAATGCAACTGAACCGGAATTTGCACCATTGTTTTGATGATATATATTTGTTGAAGATGTTAATGCCGGTGCCAATTTTGTATCGACTCTATTTTGTAATGCAGTTGGGTTTAATAATATAATTCCCATATCAGGATAGAATAAACCATATCCTTGACTAGAAGTTACATCAGAATATGATGTTATACTTGAAGTTAATGCAGAACCAATATTTAATGTTCCTTCTACTACATTATAAACTCTGCCTGCAGTTGTTACATTTTCATCAGACCCACCACTATCGTCAATAAGTGTTAAAGAACCTTTTGAACCTGATAATTCTATTGAGAAATTACCTGGATCCAATCTTTCTTTATATCTAGCTCTATTTACATTGATTACATAGAAATTTTCTAAATTATGACCAGCTGCAGTTGAACCTGTGTAAACACTAAAGTATGCATCAGAACTATCTAATAAAACATTCTTAAATTGATTATAAGTTGCTTTTGTTGGTAGATTTGATGAATCCGTTTGTTGTAATGTAGGTGCACCATATCCATTCACATCACCATACGCAATTGAGAATTGAACCTCAGCTGCAGTAGAAGATGTTGCAATATTATAAACATCTAAATAATATTTACCACTAACACCCGATTGTTGTTCGGATGATGTGAAAAATGCATTTAATGAACCTGTATCACCACTCCATATTCCAGAAGTTACGATTTCAGTTCTATTAGTTACTTTGTCAATTGTACCAAATTTTTTATAGATACCATTTGTAATTGTAGTGATATCTGAACTGATTTGTTCACCAGTTCCTAAAAATTGGTTTACGATTCTAACTAATTCGTTAGTATCTACTGGAGTGCCTGCGGTGTTTGCTGCACCTGCTAAGTAATTTGATATATTACTTGCTAAAAGGGCTCCTCTATTGTCTCTTATTAATGCCATAGTATTTTATTATTGAACGTAAGTTACTGTTACTGGAATTGTTTGTGAACCACCCGTTTCGTTACCATAAACTGTAATTGTAGTTCTGATAGTCGAAGTTAATGATGGGTTTGGAATAAATTTGAAAGTTAATCCCTTAGCGATTGCTGCAGTTGCAGATACATCGTCTCCGATAAATATTGGAACTGAACCAATTTCTGATGTTACACCTTCACCAATAATATCACCTGCATTTTTGTTAGATAATACAATTGTATATCCTAAACTTCTATTACCTGCTGGAGATGTAGTTGGAGACAATGCAACCTCACCACTTCTTTGGTTAACTGCTACATTAGGAACTCCAAATTCAACAACCGGAATTCTGGTTGTATTTTTTGGAAGAGTTACTAACTTATACTTCATTACTTGAGTCTCATCTGGATTAGCTTCTAATACAGGCATATTTTTAATTGCCGCATCGTAATAAGCTGAACCCAACGGATGTGCTGGTTCGTAAAGTGTGTAATCAATCTCATCATCTGCTAATGCAAATTGAGTAATGTTTAAACCTTGACCTGCTGCTAATTTTTCTCTACCTTTTTTGGTAAGAATGGCGTCAACGGTTAGTTCTGTGTTACTTAAATATCCCATAGTATAATATTATCTTTGTTTATAAATATAATTATTTTAAAATTCCGTTTATTCTACTTCCAAAATTGGTTCAGAAGTATTTCTACCTGTCCTATTTACTGTTAATGTATTTGGATTAGATACAAATGTTTCAACAGGAGGTGTTCCATCTAATGTTGTTGCTGCAGTATTTTTTGAACCTCTAAAGAAACTATTCTCCAATCCTCTTGTCAAATCCGATGTATTTCTATAATGTGTCGGTAAATAACCATCAATAGACTTAACATTTATTATATTATCTTTAACAACAGGAATTACTGAACCGCTGAATGGTTGTATATTCAATTTAGTTTCAGTATAAGTTTGAATATCCGAAACATAACCACCACGTGGGTCTCCTAAACCATTTGCAGAAGCCGTAACAGCAAACTTGGTAACTATTCTTTCTTTTTGTTCCGTAATCAATTGAACTCTAATTCTTTCTTTAACTCTTCTATTATCTTTGTCAAAATAAGTTCTAATTG